CTTTGCTCTTCGAGAGTGTGGTCTTAATATCACAAACTCAATATCTTCTTTTGTTTCTTCTGCAAATTTTACAGCCAACTCTTTCTTTAATTTTAATCTTTGGTAACTACTAAGCATTTTTCTTTAGTTTGACAGTACGACTCACCCAAATGTGCCTACAGAAATTAGTTCTAGTTAATGTGTTTGGGTTAGTATACCATCCGCCTCTGTGTGCAAATGCTCCTGAGCCTTGTCTATTGTTCATTACTACAATATCTTTTAACTCATAGCTTCTGTCTGCATTCATTAAGTTTATACAGAAGTCTCTACTACTACCTCTTAAAGCAGGAGCGTCAGGTCTTAAAGCGTACTTGTAAACTGTGATAAGTTCTGTTACTTCCCTTTCTTCTTTACCTTCGTCTGTTACCTCTTTAATGTCATCTGTAGACTTCAAAAGATTGTTTCTAATTAGTCTATTGATTCTAGCTTGCACTTCTTTAGGAGTCTCCTTTACTATCTCTGCAATCTCTGGAACTGTTACTTTAGGATTCGCTTCTATTATATCTATAATTTGAGTATCAATAGTAGCTAAATCTGCAAAGTCGAAAGGGTGATAATCTAAGAACTTTTCATCTATTACCTCTAGCTCATCCTCTGCATATCCAAACTCCTCTAAGTTAAATTCTAAGTCCTCGCTAAACACTTGCTCAGTTGCTTTTTGTAGTGGCTTATCTAAAGGTTTATATCCTGCAAGTTCTCTAATTTCGTCAGTAGTTAAAACTGCTACTAAAGTAGATTCTGAAATTTGAACTTTTAAAGGAGCTATCTTTTCAATTTTAAGACCGCTAGGCATACCTAACAATAAAGCAAAGTCATTAAATAGCTTCTCGTATAATCGTTGGTTAGGTTCGATGTAAGAACTATTCATAGCTTCTATAGCTATTCTTAACTCGTCTGCGTTATTGCTAAAGCCTGTGTCTGTAGTCTTAATAAATACAGAAGCATCTACACCATGAGCTGTAAATATCTCATCTTGTATCTGAGCGTTTAAGTTTATGAACTTGTCATCTTGCCCATTTGGATTAGTAGATATTATCTCTACTCCTTTATCCTTTCCATCGTCAAAGATTATAACTGGCTCGCCTGCATTATTAGAGCCATGATGCTTATTTTTAATCTGTCTTTTTATATATGCTTGAGCCTCTTGAGTAGGTTGCCCATTGTGAAAGTTCCAAATAGTCCCACCGCTATAACCGTTCTTAGTATTGTTTAGCACATAGTTAGCCACTTGATAGTCTGCTTCTATATACGGTACTCCTGGTTGGTAATTTGGAAGAGGGTATTCTTGTAGATTAGGTCTATAAGATTTGTAATATACTAAGTATCTTTTACCTTTTTCCGCTGTGTCATCGAACGGAAACAATGATAGAGTCTCGAAATCTTCGTTAGATGTAGGTTTTCTACTAGCCCAATCATCTGTATAATAGTATGTATCATCCCCTACTCCTACTCTAATGTGTCCAAAGTCAATATGGTTTATAGTCAGTCCTTTGCCGTCTTTGTTTACAATTACCTCTAAAGCATAACCACCAAATAATTCATTATCTTTTACTATCTTTTTTGTAAGTTCAAAAAGTGTATCATTTCCAGGTCGTTGTATAAATCCTTCTAGCTTAACTTTATCTTCTAGCGTTCTTACTGTTTCGTCAACTTTCCAACCTCTACCACTTATGTAATTAGTCTTACCGTTAATTATACTATTGTGCTTTCCTGAAGTATTGTAAAGCTCTACTAAGTAATCAGGATATAAGTTTTTATAAGGTGCTTCTGTACCATAAACAATATAGTCTTTACCACGCTCCTCTTTAAAGACTGGAGGCTTATGCGCTTCAAAATTAAAGATTAAAATATTTTCTTTGTTCATCATGTTACTTGATGTGTTTTGTATGTTTCGTCTATCGTATGTTGGTTGTATGTAGTCTGACCTCTATCGAAATCCATTAGTCCAGACTCTACTAGTCCTATTGAAAGTGTCGGGTCTAAGTTAGTTGATGAGGTTTGCTCATAAACAAAATACTCATATTGACCTCCTGCTCCTAGAATAAGCTCACCTACTAAAGGTAGGTCTGTTCCTTCTGTAAATACAAACTCGTTATATCTATTCTTGTAAGCTGAGATGTCAGACATTATACAATAGTAAGATACTTTCTCTGTTACATTCCTAAATTGAAATAGGTAAATAGGAGAAGATAATGTAGTCTTTTCCGTTAGAGTTAACGTTAGGTTGCTTGTAGTATTTTGTGCTGTTTGTATCGGCATTAATCTTCTGACTTTTTAACCTTCTTTTCTTTCTTAACTTTGAAAACATCTAACCCTAATTTTTTGTACTTAGCAAACAGTTTAGAATCATTTACTATAGTAACGTGTCCTACTACTTTATGGTAGACAGTACCACCTTTTAAATATTCATCTTTTAACTCCATATTATCTATTGTAATAATTTTACTTAGTTGTGTATTTTTTTTGCTTATAATAAAACTAATTGAGTTAACCTAATTTTTAGGTATTTATTTTTAGCTCTACAGCCTAATAGAAATAGGCTTTCAACGAACTATTTTTTTTAATACTAGCATACTAGCGAAAGGCGAAAGTGTCTTAAAACAGCTTAAAATAGCTGTACACTTTATTTGATAATACCTAATTTATTTATAAGTATTTTATTATTAAGCACAAAAAAAGGGCAGTAAATTAATACCACCCTTTCAATTTATAAGCTAATTAAACTATGCTATAGTTAATCCTGCAATTACTGTAGAGTCAACTTCTAACATTCGTTTAGCTTCTTTAGATGTGATGCTATACGTGTATCCGTTATGGTCTCCAAATGCTGCTCCAGTTACTGCTGTTCCTGTCAATTTATCTGCTGCATAGTAAGCTCCTACTGTCCAATATTTATCGTTCATATCTTTTACAATTACGAACAACTGAGCTTGGTCTAAAAGTGTTAACTCCTCATTCTCTGATGCTGTTAAGTTCTTAGTATTAAAGTCTAATACTGAATCATAGAAATTAGTACCATTCTCTAAAGAACCTGTATGAGTTTCGATTAAAGAACCGTTTTCCTTTTCTAAAGAATATCTGTAGAAGTTAGTAGCTGCTGTTTGAGACAATGCTGTGATTACTCCTGCTGCTACTGTGTCTATTGTTATGTTTCCAAAGTTAGCGATTAAAATCTCGCTAACCCCGCCTGTACTGTTTCGGCAATCTATCACATGCCCGCTTGTTAAATTACAACTCATTTGTCTTTTTTTTAGTGTTTATAAAAAAAGGGGTAAGGTATTTTACCCACCCCTCTTTAAGTTATTGTTAAAGTACTACTAAGGTACTAATGTAAATTCTACAATTTGGTCGCCAAAAGAATAGGATACTCCTCTCTTAAACGTCACATCGAAGAAAATATTCTTCATTGTAACTGGGTCTAATCGCACAGTCATTGCGTCTTCATCAGAATCTCCGTCAAGACCTACTGTTATCCCGCTGTCTTTAGCTAAAATCATTCTCTCAGAACCTGCTGCTCCTGGAAGTCCAATAGTCTTACAAAGTTTAACATTAGTTCCGTAAAGAAACTCTTGCTCTCCATCTGCGTTATAATGAAATAGGTTAGCATTTTTCAAAGCTACTACATACTTCTTATATACTGATGTAGGAATCCATAAAGATAAATCGTCAGCATCACTAATAGAATCTGGAATTGCAGACCACATTGCATCTAAAATATCTAATACGTTAGCAGTACTAATAGTTGTAGCTACTGTTACTCCTCCTGTATTACCATCTACTACGCTTCCGTCAGCATCTACCTGAACTAAGAGACCATCGTAATAAGATAGGTTATTTGTTCCTGAACCTACTACTCCTTGAAAATCTGAAATTGCAAGTTGGTTTTTAAGTGCATTCATTTTCTTAGCCATATAAACAGACTCAATCTCTCCAGGAAGTTCTTCCTCTCCTGCTGCTCCTTTCTTAACTAGAGTTTGTAACCAAAATCCGTTTAAGTCTTTTACACATAAATCTTCAGATACTGCAATAGCTCCTACTGTGATTGTTCTGTTAGAAAATGCAGTACTGTCTGCTGCTGTTCTAGTACAAGCGTCTGAGCCAAATACTACATCAGTAGATAAAAACTGTAAGTTAGAACTTCCTTTAATACCTGTTTGGATATTAACTTTTTCTGCCAATCCTCCAGTAGCTTGCATTTGTGCAATTAATGGAAAGTCTTGGTCCTCAATGTAAGCTGATAATGCTGTTACGTCAAACGCCATAATTTTTCTTTTTTGTAATTATTGTTTATTAAAAATATTCTTTTTCTTTGGAGAAATAACTCCGCTTCTTTTCTTTACTAAAGGCTTTACACTAGATTCATTTGCTAACTCCTCAACTGCTGAGAACATCGCTTTTTCTTTAGTGTCTGCTTCTTCTTTGTACTTAGAGAACTCAGCTTTTACTTCTGATAATTCAGTTTCTAAAGTTTCAACTTTTGCGAATACTGTTTCTGTAGATTCGATAATCTTTCTAATCTTAGCTTCTGTTACTGTTTCGGTAGGTGCTTCTGTTTCCATTGCTTCCTCTTCTTCCTCAACTTCTACAGCTTTAACTTCTGATATTGCTCCTTCTGAAATTATAATAACTGTACCATCTGCTAAAGGATATTCTCCATTAGGAATAGGAGCAGCTACACCTTCTACTTCTACGGTAACTATTGCACCAACTTCTAAAGCAGGTTCTATGTTTATCATAGTTCCATCTGCAAGCTCCATGCTCATTAATTTAACCTCGATTACTTCCGTAGGTGTAACTTCTGGAGTTGCCTCTACAGTTTCTTCACCGAAGATTAACTTTTTTACTTTGTCTAAAGTTTCTTTACTCATACTATCTATTGTTTGTTTGTTACTTAGTTGTACATTGTCCTCAATGCTTTTTTCAAATTCTTGTATAGACTCCCTTATTTTATTAATCAAATCCTCATCCATAGAAACAGGCTCTAGTTGTTTAAACATACCTTCTACGCTAAATCCTCTAAACTCTCCTGCTTTTATTTGTTCCCATATTACGTCATTATCCACCTTAGCAGAACCCCATAGAGAACCGTTAGGAACTTTCTCAAATTCTTTAGGTGCTACCTTACCTCTTTCGTTATCTATTATAAGGTTGTCTAACATAAATACACCTTCAGCTATTTGCTTAGGGTCATGCATTAAGTTAAAGTTATTAGTCAATCCTTGTTTAGATTGCTTTTCTCTAATAGCTTCAATAGTCTTAGCTGAGAACTTTACAAAGAACTTCCTACCGTCCTCATCTATTCTAGGGATTAATAAATCAGCTACCATAAAGTAACCCTCTATAGTTCTTTTCTCTTCGTCTGCTATTTCAAACTTATGCTCTACCTGTTTATTGAATGCCATCCAATTACTTTCCGTAGCAGGGTAATCGACAAGTGCTATAGATGTTACTCCGCTTTCATCGTCTATATCTATTACCAACTCAAATACTTCTATCTTTTCCATACTCTATTATTTAAAAGGTTGCGCTTTCTTCTATTACGCTTACGTTGTTTTGTGTGCTTGTTATATCTGTTTCTGTAACTGTTACCTGTTGACCTCCTAGTATTGTGCTAGTATTACTTACTGGATTAATGTTTGCTCCATTACCTCCTGCTCCTGCTCCATCGGGTCTAGGTTCTTGAGTTGGTGTTTCTACTCCTGCACCTGCTCCACCACCCTGATAGGTAGTTGCTACAATGGCTGCTAGTTGTGCTGCTGCTGTTACACCTGCTAATATAGCCATAGGTAAACCACCCTGAGCAAATCCTGCAATTACTGCCTGCGCTCCATTAATTAAAGCCATAGCAATATTAAGTTTCTTCTCTCTCTCGAAACTTGCCTTTCTTATCTTCTCTTTCTTTACTTCATCTCCTGCTGCATTCAATAAGTCTGTAGCTAATGCTGCGCTATTCAATGCAGATAAAGCTCCAACTGCTGCTGTGGCTAATGCAAATTTTCTAGCTAAAGCATCAGCATCTTCATCTTCTTCTTCTTTCTTTGCTTTATCTTTTATTGCTTTAGCTGCTGCTACTCTTTCTGCTTCCTTGTCTATTGCTTCTTTCTCTATACTGTCATCTAAAGCATTACGCTCAACTAACTGAGCAGCATCTAGTGCAAACTCTAGCTCTTTGTTCTCACCATGCTTTAGCCTTAACGCTTCTTTTGCTCTAGTGTGTGCTAACTCTTGTTCTGCTAAAGCTCTTATGTTCTTATCTTTTATTGCTTTAGCTTCTAAGTCATCAAGTGTCTTTATTAATTCGGCTGCTAATTTTTTAGCATTTTCAACTACTGCTTTATCTGAAGCATCTGTAGTTACCTTGTCTTTTGCTTCGTCATCTCTAATCTTTTTTCTTTTTAAAGAACCTGCTGTCTTTACTTCCATATCAAATATTTCTAACGCTTTAGAACTTTCTAGCAAATCTTTATTAGACCTTTCTAATTGTTTATTGGCTGCAAACTGTTCTACAACCTTTCCACTTAACATAGAGCTAAGTAGTCCATTTCTTTCTACCTCTGCATCTATATTTGCTAGCCTTAATAATTGTAATCTTTTTTGTTCAGCATAAGACTTCTGTAGCATTACTAGCTTCTCACGTTCAAGTTTAGTAGTGTCTTTTCCTGCTGCTTTTAACTTCTCAATCTCCCAGTCTTTGTCTGCTACTAGCTTATCTGTTAACTCCTTGTTTGCTTTTTCTAATCTCTTAAATTCTGCTATTCTTTCATTAGCTGCTTTTGTAGTTGCTTTAGACTTAGCTTCTTCTGCTTCTCTAACAGCTATCTCACTATCTGACTCCATTATGCCTAACCATTGTAATGCATCTACTACCATGTCAATAGCAAACTGGAAAGGTTTTAAAGCTGTATCTATTAAGCCCATTATTGAATCCTTAAAATACACTATCGCACCAACTACAGCAGTAATGGCTATAAGTATTAAACCTATAGGATTCATCTTTAAGGTCGTGTTCAATGCCTTATTAGCTGCATTCAATAACCACGTTCCTGCTGCTGCTGCTTTCTCTGCAATAGACTTAGCTATTACTGCAACCTTTCCTTGTTTAAGTAAATTATTATAGAGTTTATTTGCTGAGCTTAATCCCTCAATAGCTCCCTTCATTCCCATTGAAATAGCCATAGCCTTTTCAATAGAAGCCCCTATCTGCTCCAATGTTTCAGACTCTCCACCCATTAATATAAGTGAGGCTGTTACATCCCCTACTGCACCTGCAACGCTCCCAAGTTCACTAGCTACCTGTTCCTTGTCTAATCCTTCAAAGCCTAATTCTATATTCTTAATCTCTTTAGTAGTTTGAGCCATAGAAGTAGAAAGTTGTTTAAACTCCTCAGAACCTCTACCTACAGTCTTGAGCTTTTCTTTCATAGCATCAAAGCCCTGCTCTAGTTCTCCTAAAGATAGATTTGCTTTGTCTGCTTCTATAAATAACTCTAAACTTATCTTTTCGTCTGCCATGTAATATCTATTGTAAAATTATTGTTTAGTTGTATAACCTTAGTTATTAATCATTTCATTTACTGTTGTTAATCTTTTAAAATCCTAATTTTCGCACATCTATTAACTACATAATCCTTGCAAACTTTTGGTCTATCCTCGTAAATTTTGCACTTCATTGTTTCTCTATCCAGGAGAACACATAGCCCATCTTTACCCTTTTTTAAAATAGCAAAGTTATTGTCATACATTTGGTTTAATAGTTCTTTCTGCTCTTTATATCTAGGTTCTTTTTTTATAAAAATATCTGCCCTAGTTTCAAAATACTTATCTAATCTTAAAGACTTGAATCTCTGAAATTCTACCCTATCCACTTCTATATCTAATTTACAGCAAGCACTATTCACACATTTTAAACAGTCAACCACTAAACAAATTTTTGTGCTAATATCCTTCCGTTGATAATTGTGTTAACCGCTACATTATCGTTATTGCAATATACTGATATTACATCTGTAGCTACTAGCCCATCCATTGCATAAGTTAGCTGTACGCTTTGGTTTTCATTTTTCTTTGCGAAATCCATTGTAACAGAATTAGCTTCTTTTACTCCATTCTTAAATAACATTAGAGCAAAGGGCTTCATGTCTGTCCCTGCAATGTCTACACTCAGAACAGCGTAAATAATGTAGTCGCCATCCTTTCCACTAGGAATAGTGTATGTCAAGCTAGGCACTGCTTGGTCTGAGCCACTAGCCGAAATGCTACCACTCGTTATTAATACCTCCGCTTTAAAGTATGCAGATGCTGCTGCTCCTCCTAAGATTGTGTCTGCTCCTGCCGTATCTCTTAGGGTGTAAGCGTTTGAGTTGTTACTATCTATAAAGATGTAAAAGTCTCCACTTGGTGGGTTGCCTAAAGTAGAGCCATCTGCTGTGCCCATTTGTATATTTGCCATTGTTTATTATTTTAAAATTAAATCTCCATTGATTACTAGCACTCCCGAAATAATCAGCCCTCCGTAATTAATCATTTGACTATACTCTATAATCATTAGAGTAGTGTTTACAGGTATTAAATTAACTCCACTATATATGTCTGGAATGTATGTCATATTATATTATTTT